TCCTTGACCTTGCGACCAGCGGCTGCTTCAGCCTGCTCAAGGCGAGATTGCAAGGCTTCTTGCTCATTGGCGATCTCGTCACTGAAGTTCGTTTGGATCTGTGCACGCAGTTCATCACGCAGTCGCGTGAGACGGTCCATGAAGACCTTCTTCACACCTGTGTCGGCCAGTTTCTCGATGTCGGCTTTCAGTGCGTTCGTCTGAAGGTCAACAGCGGAAAGCTGGTTCTCAAGCGTCTGTGACGATGCGCGGTTGATTCGAGCATCCAAGGCGTCGAGTCGGTCGCGGATCGCCTCAACTTGGCGTTCACGCTTGGCAACCTCCGCATCGTCCTTGGCGTTTGGCTTCTTGGTGTTTGGACCTTTGCCGGGGAACGGGGTTGCAGATGGTCCACCTTTGGCAAAGACCACGCCATCACGTCCAGCGTTCACCTCGTCAAGGATCATGTCCTTGCGGATCTGTTCGATCTTGGCGATCTCCCCCTCAAGGTCACGACGCAACTTCGCAGCCCGATCGCTCTCCTTCTTGTACTGAGTGTCAACAACATCAGTGACCATGCGCCCAACGGCAGCGGCCAGTTTGTTGTTGCCGATCATGTTCAAGAACGATTCGAGCAGCCCACCGATCTTGCGGATCATCCCCTTAAAGATGTTCTCGACCCCGATCGCCATATTGGTGACGACTTGGGGGATGGCCTCGAACGCAAGCTGTGTACCGTACTTGATACGGGTCCACGCTTCATCCATGTAGGTGACAAGCAGGACAGCGGCTACGCGCACACTGGCAAACTTCTCACGCAGCATTGTGCCGATTGCCCAACCTGCAATTGCAGCCGTCAACACACCCAGTGCCTTGTTGGCCAGGGTAAGACTCCCGGCAGCACCCTTTGCCGCCGTGCTCACAGCAGTCAACCCTTCGGCCATGCTGATGAAAACCTTGCCGACCTGGAATGCAAGCAACGCCTTGATGACGATCATCAGCGTGTCGAAGTTCTCCACAAGCAACATGAGAACGTCGAGAACAGCCTCGAACGCCCCGGAGAGGTTCTTGGCAAACTCCTGCCCGTCATCACTCTTTAGGAACTCGGTCAAGCGTGCGATGGCCTTCGTGTAGGCGTCGGCAAACCCAGCATCCGCAATGGCCAACTTGAAGTCGTTCACCGCATTGGTCATGCGGGCCTGCTGAGCCTCAAGACCGGCAATGGCCGATGGCAACTGCTCACCGACCATATCACGGTACTTCTGCGCGATCAGGATCAGGTTCTCAGCACCAACCTCGCCGTTGGCCATGGCCTTCGACAGATCCGGGAACTGGTCTTTCAGTGCCTCCTGTGCAACAGCAAACACAGCAGGCAACCGCTCTCCGAGTTGCTGGTTCAACTCTTCGGCGGAAAGTTTCCCCTTGTTAAATATCTGTTGGAGTGCCGTGAACACACCGTTCATGTCATCGGTGCTGAGTTTGAGCACTCGACCACCTTCGGCAAACGCCTCGAAGATGTAACGGATCTCCTTTCGGTTGCGACCGGCAGCAGCGGCAGAGGCTGCAAACTTACTGTACTGCTTTGCCGTGTCATCGAACACCAAGCCGATACGTTCAGACTGGGCCTTGACGTATGCGTACTCCGCGTCGATCTGAGCCTTGTCGGTCGTTTGCAGGCCCACGCCGATCACCGTCTTCGTGGCTTCGCGCTTCTTGAACGCGTCCAGGGCACTCGTCGCCGTGCTGATCGCACCTTGCAGGCCCACATAGGCTGCGGCCAAGGCGAGTATCTCACCACGGATGCGCTGTGCCAGCGAGAGCGTTGTGCGACCCTCGTCACCAAAGATCCCGTTGCGCTTGCGACCGGACCTCTCGACTTCGTTGCCGTACTTGTTGACGGCAGCACCCAGGTCGTCGGTTGCCTGTTTGGCCTGCTTGCTGGTGTTGATCAGACGGGTCTGTGCAGCGGCCAAGTCGTTCGATGCGATGCCCGCGTCACGCAGACCTTGGCGGGCCTGACGTGCGGACTGCAACTGAGCGTTCAGACCGGCAGCAGCACGTTGTGCAGCAACCTGCGCCTCATTGAGAGAACGAACGAACTGCTGCCCTGCCTCGCCACCTTGCCGTACAGCAGCGGCATACTCATTGACCTTGGCACGGGCCTGCACGAACTCTTCACGGGCCTTGCGTACAGCGTCCACCTGACGACGGTAGGCGTCGATGAGACCTGCTTGGTTCGCCAAGGCACGCTGCGTCTCGTTCAGTTGGACGAGGGTCTCACGGTAGTTCTTGACCGGCCCCTCGATCTTGCCGATGGTTGCACTGAGTTCAGTGACCTTATCCTCAACACCCGACAAGCTGGAAATAACTTTCCGACTCGGTGCCTGAATGTCGCCCAAGATGTCGCGCAGAGAGCCAACCGCAGGCGTCAGATCGTTGGATGCGCGTGCAAGCGTCGTGTATGACTGTGCTGCCTTCTGCGCATCGTCAGCGGTCTTGGCGAGCGACGAGTTCTGCGCGATCTGCTTCTCGATGGCCAACTGCTGCTGGCTGCGCTGAATGATGTCCTCTCGCAACGATGCAAGCTCGCGTGCCCGCTTGGCTTCTTCAGCCAGGGAGTCGAACTCACTCCCAGCACCAGCAGACTCTGCACGACGCTGTGACGGCAGATCGACAAGGTACTTCTGCTGATCGGCAGCACGCTTGGCAGCAGCTTCGGCTGCACGCTTCTCAGCCTTCTCGAACAACTCAGCATTGCGGGTGGCTTCGGCCTGTGCTTGCGACGCCTGTTTCGTAGCCTCACGGGCAGCACGGACATCCTCGGCATACGTTGAGATCGCCTGATTGGTCTTGCCGTACACCACGCCCAGGTCGGCAGCGGTCTTGCGCAGATCATTCTGGAAACCGGCGAGGTCGTTGGTGTCGGCACCAAGGGCTTGCAGTTGATCGCGCAGATCGGTTTGACGCTTGGTCAGACCTTCGAGGTAGCGTTGCGCGTTGGCGTACTTCTTGCCGAGATCGTCGAGCCGTTTGCCCTGTGCCTCGGTCAGATCCTTGCCCGCTTCCTGAGCAGCAATCAGCTTGTCGTAAGCAGCCTTGTGCTTGTTGATCGACGTGTTGGCCCGGTCGATCTTGCCAGGGAGCTTCTCGAACTCACCGGCCAGGGATGCGCTGGTCTTGAGGTTGCGAGAGACCTTCTCCAACTCAAGGAGTGTGGCCTTCAGTTGGTCGATGGACGATTCACCGGCCTTCGCGGCTTGAGATTGAGCCTCAAGGGCTTTCTCAAGATCCGCAATACCTTTGGTGATGGTAGCGAGATCACCCTTGCCCTTGAGTTGGGCTTGGATGATCAGGTCGATGGTTTTGCTGTCAATCACTTTCGTCCATCCTCTTCAGCAGGTTTGCAAGCTGTTTGCCTGCTTTCTCTGAGAGGACGGATGCCACAGCCATCTGAAGCAGCGCCGTTTCCTCTCGTCGTCGAAACGCATTTCGCTGCCGCACGATCCGAGCCTCAGACCATGCGAAGGCGACAGGGTAGCGTCGCGCATCGTCATGACCCTCACTCAGGAGAAGACTCACATCGCGTCTGAGTCCTTGGTAGAACCGAATGACGGCTGAGTCATCCGATCCACTGCCTCCGTGACCTTGGGCGGCACCTTGATTTTCATCGAACTCAGGAGACCGGCCACTGTCTCCACGAATTTTTTTATGCCACCCACCTCCGCGAAAGTGAGTTCTGCAATCTCGGCCAAGGCTTGCAGTTGGATCGGGAACGGCAGGCGTGCCGCATTTGCCGTGGCGTCGGTCTCACCGGCCCCAAGGGCAATCACGTTTGCCGTGAAACCGGGCGCACGCGTGGCCAGGGTCAACGCCAAACGCTTGAGGTCGTCCGTGGTGAAGTTGCCGCCGTCCATGAACAGCTCAAAAAGCTCTTCCACGTCGGGCAGGTGGGTGCGCACCAGGATTTCGATGGACTGAAGCGACAACCCGCTCACGTTGAACGAGTTGTCGCCGCCCAGGGGTACTGTGCGAGAAGGTGGGGTGTAGTTAGCGAGTGACATGCGTTACCTTTTAAGCAGGGCGACCGTCGAGGTAGATGGCTTCCAGGGAACCCTTCTTCAGGATCTCCATGGTGAAGCCCACGGTCTGCCAGTCGTCACCCTTGAGGTTGTAGTCGCCATCGGGCGACAGCTTGACGTAGGGCATGTAGATGTCACGCTTGGTGCCGACAGGGTTGGTCCCCACGAAGCGCACGGCACCGTAGATCGAGTCGGACGACGAGATCACACGCTCACGGGTGGTTGCGGCCACGTCGAAGGTGATCTGCGCTTCGATGGCAGTACCCAGAGCGGCAGAACCCGGCAGCACGTAGATGCGACCCAGTTCCTCGTCCACTTCGTAGTTGCCAGCGGCAGTCACGGTGGTAGTGAAGCCAGCACCTGTCTTGATGACCACGTTGCTGACCTTGCGCACGCCCGAGGGGTTCAGCGCAGTCACGCCCAGTTGGAAGAAGCGGTCAGCCTGAACGGTGATCACGTCAACCGAGCCCACACCGGCAGCTTGTGTTTGCGTGCTCAGGGTGCCTTGGAAGAACAGGGCCAAGTTCTGGCCATTGATGTTGTCGCAGGTGAAGCGACCACTGCGGTCCATCGTCAACTGCACAGAGCCGTCTTTCGAGCGGATGCCAGCGTCAGAGTCGTAGTGGTCCAGGCTTTCAGCGGACGACGTGGTGGACACCTCGGGGGTGTTGCCCAGGTAGCGTTCGCCTTCACCACGGGTGGTCGCGGTGATGACAGCGTTGGAAGCGAAACGGTCGAAGAAGACCTGACCACGCCCAAGCGTGTAGTTCTTCCCACCCAGATCAGAAGTAACGGGCATGATGTAGCTCCTTTGTAGAACAGATAACAGACGGTGGAATTATCAACGATAACCGCTCAAGCGGTTCGTGTTGCGAGGCCAATTTGAACCGGCAGGTAGAAAAAGGCTTTTGCCGAAATAGCTTCGGTCGGAGGTCGAACAACCCCCGGTCCAAAACTCAGGCTCGTGATGCGACCACCCAGGAGGTGGAACGCGGGGAATTCGGGCTTGCCGTTGGACTTCTCAGCGGTCACCTGACGAAGGCATCGCTCAACGTCCTCCATCAACTCGTACACCGGATCGGTCGGGTTCGTGCTGTCGTCGGGGCACCAGCCTTGCAGCAGCAGCGACCATCGCTCGTTGCGTGCGCGGTCCAGCGTGCCAGTCTCGCGGCCAGGGTCGGGGCGAGGTGCTTCGAGGATCGAGACCATCGGCTCAGGCGACTCTTCACCGAAGCGATCCCGGCCACGGAACGCGGACGTGCTCAGGTTATGGCTGTAGCCGTTGGTGGGTGTGATCGTCTTGAGCAGATTGCTGAGTTCGATCAGGACGTTGAGGCGGGGAGAATTAGCCACGGGACAACCTCGCAAACTGACGGAGGAACTCGTCGCGCACGTCGGACAGGATCTTAGGTGTCGTGTCGGTGGCGACGCTGCGGAAGACCTGATCGACGGAGGGACCGTAGAGCAGGTACACGTTGTTGGACAGGAGCTTGGCGGCAGACGAGTTGGCCAAGTTGTCACCGGGCTTGAGCCGCACGGCCAAGCCGATGTTGCCGTTGCGCAAGGTGATCAGGAATGCCTTCTTGAGCGTGCGCGTGTACCCCGGCTTGACCCGCACACGAACACCCAAGTTGCGCGTGTTCTTGGCGTCCTGACCGGGCATGCGAAAACGAGCCAGGGATGTCGCACGGTCGCGGCCACTGATCGTGGCACTGGGGTTGCCCTTGGACGCCTTGCGCGAGACCGACAACCTCTTCTTGCCGCTGCCGTCCGACCCTTCGAGGTAGCCCGAGGGGAACGACAACTGCTCACGCATCTCAGCACGGATGTCGGGCAGAGCCTTGCGCTCGGCGGTGCTGTTGATGGCCATGGTTGCGGCCTGCATGGCGATTTCCGGCAACTGCTCGAAGTACCGTTGAACGTCACCCAGGGCTTCGGCAATCACGGATACGCTCATGTCAGCTCGCCTTGCGTGTCGCCTGCCACACTTCTTCCAAAGGACCGTCTGACACGTCCTTGGTCTGAAGCACGAAGATGATGCCGGGTCGGTGGTCGAAAGTGATTTCCGATTCACGCTTGGCAACGATGCCCACTGGGAAGTCCGATGGGACAAGAACGATTCGGTCAACAGCCTCAATCGTCTGCGCGTAACCCTGGTCCAGCAGATCACCGTACAGGAGGGTCGCTTCATGCAGTCGAGCCGTGATGGGCTCAGGCGTGCTCACCGAAGTGCTCTTGATGTGCGCAGGCACGCCGAGGGTGTCATGCACCGCCCGACGTACCTGAGCCTTTGCGTCTGCAAAGTTGAAAGCCATTACAGACCCTCGTCAGCCTTGCCAGCACGCTTGCCAGCAGCCGGTGCCTTGGCTTCAGTCTTCTCGACTTCAGCGGACTTCTCGACGATGGGTTTGCGCATGGCAGAGGGGTTCACGCGCTCGATGTCTTCGACCTCCTGAGCGGTGAAGTTGAACGGCTTGTCCAGATCAGGGGTGACCTGCTTGCCGTCGCGCACGACGACGATGGATTGAACGGGAACACGGGAGATGAGTTCGGCCATGGTTTGCTCCGATGGTTGGAATGGATTGATGAAGTCAGGGGTGCACGGGGGTGAGCAACTGACTTGGTTTGCCTATCAGTCAGCGACCTTGATGCTGTAGGTCGCGTCAGGCTGCTTGGGCACCATCAGGGGAGCCGATTGGGTCATCATCAGCTCGACGGACGGGTCTTCCTGCTTCCAGGTCTTGGGGAAGATTTCCAGCGGCTGGTAACGGGCATCGGAGTCCTTGATGGCACCGAAGCAGCGCACACCTTGGACAGCTTCCGAGAAGCCCACCACGGTCTTCTGATCCAAGATGAACTGCTCGGAGCCAGCCTCGTCGATGAACTTGCCGGTGTGCACGAAGATGTCCACGCGGCCACCATCGTTGAACGAGCGGATGGTGCCCACGTACTCGACGCCTTCGTAACCGTCAGTCATGGTCTTGACTTCCGACTGGCTGTCCTTGTAACGCATATCCATCAGATCCTTCAGGTTCACGCGGCTGGTGAACATGTCCCATGCCTCGCCACCGAAGACGTGCTTGACGATGCGAGCACCCGAGCGGTTGTTGGCGTTGATGCGACCGGCCTTCAGGTTGGCCAGGGGGTTGGACAGAGCGTCCGTCCACTTGGCTGTGCCTGTCAGCGTGTAGGTCAGGCTGGCGTGACGACGGAAGTCAACCAGGGTCGAGGGGTAGTCCTCACCGGAGATGGTCACCTTGCCGTCGATGATTGCCTTCGCAGCCAGCCATTCCTGGGTGTTGCGATGGCGCACGTTGTGCTGACGCAGCAGGTCGCCAATGACGGCATTGCGACGTTGGTCTAGCGACAGCGAGCCGGTGCCCAGGGCTTCGCCGGGGCGACGCTCGATCACCATGTTCGGGTCGATGATGTTTTTCGGCTTGACGTAAGCAGGAGCAAACGAACGCTGCTCGTAGCTCTCGCCACCGAAGATCCGACCTTGGACGTTCGGCACCACAAAAGGAGCCAAGCGACGGTCATCACCGTAGACAGCATCGAACGAGATGGTGGGCGTCTCGAAGTTGATCTGACGGTTGAAACACTGGTCGAGGAAGAAGCTGGTCGGGGCACGCGTGACGCGCAGCACTTCCAGCAGGGTAGTCGTGTCGTAAAAGGCCATGATGAAGTTCCTTTCTGCTCAATGGCGGGTTGCTGGATTAGGCTTGGACCTTGCCCACGGACAGAGCGCGGTTGCCGAAGAAGGCTTTGCGTTCAGCGTAGGTGTCGAGGTCCGTGCCAGCAGGCCAGCCAACAATCGCGTGATTGAAGCAGCCGGTCTTGAAGTACGGCACTTGTTCGCCGGTCGTGGCAGCTTGTGCGGCGATGAACGCCTTGTCAGCCGTGTGAGTCGCAACCACATACGGGGTCACGCCGGTAGCCGTGATGGCGACCAGTTGGTACTTTGCGATGTCGGCCAGGGCAGGCGCAGCATCAGTCGTGACGGGAGCGTCACCGGCCAGGAGGATCTCCTGGGTCCAAGTGCCAACCAGGGCACCCGAGGCAATATCATTGACAGCCATTTGTATCTCCTTGTGGTGTCAGGTTGGAAACTTACTTCGCGGCTTGGTCGAACTTGCGACCGGACGCCAGGGAGAAGTCGGCCAGGATCGAGCGGGCAGCGGATGCAGCCGTTTGTTCCTGATTCGGTGCGTCGCCAGTCGCATCGGCACCGACTTGCGGGTGGGTCGAAGCGTTCATGGCAGCATCAAACGGGTTGGCTTCTCGGCAGGACTTGCGGCCAGGATCGCCTTGGCAGCGTCCACCGACAGGTCGGTGTTCAGTGCCAGATGGGATGCCAGCTTCTCGCGGCCCTTGGATTCGTCACAGCTTTGGATGCCCTGGATACGGGCACGTTCGGCGGTGCGAGCTTCTTGTGCTGCCGCAGCGGTGTCTTGGGTGCTCGCGGCTTGTGCACCCGGCTTTTCTTGATCTGCCATTTCAGGCTCCTTCTCTTGGGACAGTTGAACAGTCGAGCCGGACAGCTCGCCTAGCAATGCCGTCAACGCCCCTTGAGGCGTGGCGATGGCATCAATGAGGCCGAGACGCAAAGCGTCATCGGCGCGATAGCAACGGGCCTGGGTGTCGATGACGGCTTGCACGTCAATGCCACGGCCCTTGGCCACGAGTTCTGCAAAGCTCAGGCGCATCTTCGTGATGCTCGCCTGCATGTCGGCTTTCACCTCGTCGGACAGAGGCTCGAACATGTTGCCGTCAACCTTGTGGTCACCGGCATAGATGAACGTGACCGTGACACCCATCGAGTCGATCATCTTGGAGATGTCAACGTGCATGCTGACCACGCCCACGGAGCCGACGCCACCGGACGGTGTGACAGCGATCTTGTCGCACTGACTGGCCAGGGCATAGCAAGCCGAGTAGCAGTTCGAGTCCACAACCGCGAGCGTTGGCTTGCCGTTGGCCAAGCGTGGGATGTCGGCAGCGCACTCGAAGCAGCCAGCAGCCTCACCACCATACGAGTTCATGTCGAACACGATGGCTGTGACATCTGGGTCGAGACCGGCAGCGGCCACCTGGGAGCGGATGAAGTTGTACCCGGTCACGTAGCCGTAGGAGCCGCCGAAGCGGTTGATCAGCGAGCCCGTGACGGGGATCACCGCGACACCCTGGGCGAACGCGAACGGCTTGGTCTGCGGGCCGACCACGAGGCCGAACGCTGCGCACAGTTCCTCGCGTCGAGCCAGCAGTGATGCCTGCTCCTTGGCAGGATCTGCAACGCTCATCTGGCGCAAGTCAGCGGCCAGGGTGGTGAGGTTGGCGGCAACGGCCACTTCACGCATGTGCATGCGTGTGAGTGCTTGACGGGCGATGTGTTCAGACATCTTTGTCTCCTGTGTCGTTGTCAGCACTGTCCGTGTCGTCGGTGCTGTCGTCTTCGTTGTCGGTCGAGCCCTTGGCAGCGGCAGGTGCCTTCTTGGCGACCCCGGCCATTTCAAGGCCCATGCTGTCCATCAGCTTCTTCTCGCGCAGACGCTGACGCAGGATCTGACGGTAGTCGTCACCCAGGCGGGCGCACTCTTTTTCGAGCGTCGAGAGATTGTTCGTGATCCGCATGATCGCGGACTCGGTTTCCTTCTTCTCGTCGATCTGGCCACGGCTGGCACCGATCCATGTGCAGTTGAGCAGAGCTTCGCGCAGCACGGGGTCATAGAAGACCTCGGTTGCAGTCTTACCCGCAGGCATGGGGATGCGGCCAGCGTTGACCTCTTCCTCCATCCAAAGCGCATAGACCATGTTGGCGAAGCGTTCAGCCACGGCACGCTTGCGCGAGGACATGTGCTTCTCTGTCTCGGCCATGGAGGCACGGGCCGAGCTGTAGTTCGTCTTGCTGTAGTCGCGTGCGAACTGCTCATAGCTCAGGCCCAGGGCTGCGGCAGTGTGGCGCAGCAGGCTTTCCTCGAACGCCGTTCCGACGCCACCTGGGGTGCCAACCGGCTGAAGGTTGAGCTTCGTGCCAGGGAACAAGTGCGGGATCTTGACGCCATCAATCTTGAGGTTGTTGGAGTCGCCAACGTACTCCCCGAGAGCCGTCATGAACGATCCCAGCACCTCACCGAAGCCGGGTTGACCCGCGCCCAGGGCACCGAAGACAACCTCCTTGGGCAGCTCGGATTCAATCGCAGCCGCGTAGGTCGCATTGACCACGGCATTTTGCAAAGTGATTTCGCGGAACTGCTTGGTCATCCGCATGTTCTTGAGCACCGACACCATGTCGCTCACGCCACGGCTTTGATCCGGGCGCATCGGCTGGTGGATGTGGATGACCTGACGACGACCCCATGGCTTGCGGGACGGCACGTAGATCCAGCGTGCGGTCTCCAAGTCGTTGTAGAAGTCGGTCGGGTGCGACGCACGGATGTGGTAACCCAGGGCACGACCGTACACGTCACACTTGATGCCGCGACGCAGGAAGCGATCATCAGGCACGTCGTTCGGGTTGGACAGACGGCTCGGGCTGATCAACTGAATCGCAGTCTTGAATGGGCGCAGCGCACCGCGCAGCCATTCGACCGTACCCAAGACCTCGCCCGTCAGGATCTCGCCCACGGTCACGAGTCGGACCATGCCGGTGAACGTGAGCTTGCCAGCAGCGTCGAACCAGCACTCTTCTGAGTCACCGAGCAGGTTGAAGCGGCTCTCGACATATGTCTGGAACTCTTCGGTCCAGGCTTCGTCGGCACCGAGGATGTCCGTGTTCGGCTGCGCGTTCAGACGGAACTGCGAACCGACGATGCTGTCACGGTGCGTGTTGACAGCGCCCATGGCAAAGCCGTCGTTCTGCACGCTGTCGAGGGAGCGGGCATCGGCCATTTCCTTCGACGGATTGATCTGGCGATCCGGCGAGATGATCGCGGGCGACCAGCGGAAGGTCTCACGCGTCGTGTGCTCGGCACCTTCCAATCCACCGCCGATAGCTTTCGGCTGGACTGGCGTCACTTCGGTGGTGATGGGAAGGTTCTTGGACATGGCTTAAAAAAGGAATTGCAGAGGACCACCTGAAGTCGGGTTTAGACCCAACTGCGTGCGAAGCTCGTCGATGTATGCCTTGAGCATCTGACGGTTAGCAGCGGTGAACTCGACACGTTCGCCATTGCGGTCAACGACAACGCGCAGAGCACGACCTGTCATAAGGTCGTGGTACGCCTTCTCGGCTTCCGCAAGTTTTTGTTCTGGCATCAACGACATATTGAAATCACCCCGTAGTGAGTTTTCCCAAAATTGCCGGGAATCATAAGGCGATTCTACGTCAGTTGCAAAAGAATCGAAGAACTTTAGATCACCAACCAGCGGGTCAGTTCTGAGCGCGTGCTGCCCAGGGCGTAGAGGTAGTTCACTTTTGTGGCCCCCTCCGTGTAGGTCGTCATGAAAATCTTGTCGCCCACCACCGCCGAAGATTGGGGTACGGGGCTTTGCACGAAGGGCTTCAGGACGTTCTTCGCCACGTCTAACTTGTAGATTCGCCCCGTCGCGTCTTTCTGGATGTAGATGTAGCCGCCCAGGTCCACGGCTGACGATCCGGTATTGAACGTCTCAGACTGCATCGCGTAGGGCAGCGCGTTGATCCAGGTGTTGGTCGCAAGGTCGTACACGTCCAGCGTACTGGTGCCGCCGCCGCGCAGAGAGTAGATGTACCGACCCGGCTGCCGAACGATGGTCCCGTAGTGAGTGCCGTAAGTTTCGTCTGTCCAGTCCTCATCCTCGATACCGTCGATCCAGTTGGCGGAGAAGCCTGCACCTGCTGCGCCACCGCGCAGCCCGCCTGGAGTCAGGGTGCTCCAGGTATTCGCGCTGCGGTCGTAACGGTACAGCGTGACGGCGTTGTTGCCCATCAGGTAGATGTAGTTGCCGTTGCCTTCGATCCGGTAGACCGATGTGGCGTCCGGGTTGACCGTCCAGGCCGCGCTGACAGTCAGCACGTTGGCCGTGTTGCTGGCGATCGAGCGGATCTGACCCGCGCCTGTGCCGGAGACGATCCGCACCTGGGAGTTGGCCCAGCCGTTGACGGGCCACGCCTTGGCCGTGTCGGTCAGGGTCGTCGCTGCACCCGCAGTAGCGGTGCTATTGACGAAGCCTTGCCAGCCGGGTCCAGATGTAGCGCCTCCAGTGGCCACCAGTTTGCCGTCGGTGCCGAACGTCGTGGGCAGGCCCGTCACACTGCGGGCGGTCCAGGCGTTGGTGGCCCGGTCGTAGCACGAGAAGCCAACAGCGCCCGCGCCAGGGTTAAACACCCAGACAGAGCCCGTGAGCATCTGGAACACGGTCGTGTTGTCGAAGGCAACGGCACTTGCAGGCGTCACGGTGACCACCCCGTTGGCCCCAAGGGTGTTGCGCACAATCAGCCCCTGGTAGCCTACGCCCGTACCCGAGACGACCCGAACAGGATACCCGCCCAGGTCGCGGGCCAGAGTCAGGCTGGTGGTGAGCGTTGTCGTGGTGCCCGCCGTCGCAGTAGAGCGGTCGGAGCCTGCCGGGGCGAACACGGCGTGCAATGCGCCACAGGCACCTGCACCGAACGTACCAGCGATGCCGCTGTTGGGGGTCTGAAGCCAGGCGTCCTCGTCAGCGTTGTACTGCCACACGGCAGAGGCACCACCGAAATAGACGATGCCGTCGTTGCCGGGCATTGCAGACGTTTTGTCGGCGATGATGAACCCACCTGCTGCGGTGTTGCCTGCAGGGAGGGGGGTACAGTATTCCGCAGACTTGCGGTGCAGCATCTTGCGGAGATTCAAGGTCAGTGCCATGGTGTCAGCTCACGATGATGTTGTTGTAGATGTGCGCGGTGCCCATGTTGGCAAGTGCGTATGCCGCGTGGCTGGCGTCCCGCCCGCCGATGTTGGTCTGGTTGCTGACGGTGCTCACCGTACCGACCGTCGTCACCGTAGCGAGGGTCTGCGCTGCCGCGACGGCCATCGTGACGTTGCCTTGGTCGGATGTGTTGACGATGGCCCGCTGGTTGGCGTCTGTGCGGGGCATGCTTTCCAGGATGGCGGACAGCAGCAGGGTGACATGGGCGAGCAACTCCTGCTGAGTTACTTCCTGTCCGATCCCGCCGAGGATGGATGTGGCTGGCATTACGTGACCCTCAGAATGTCGATGACCGCGCCGTCAGCGTCGGTCTTGTACCAAATGGCGGGAGGCGGGGGCTCGCCCGATTGAACGTAAACAGGTACACCGAGTGTTGGACCCTG